GCAAAATTACCTACTGCAGACCTCCCTTGGGCTGTTCCAATGCAACCTACTACATCTGCTGCTATTTCAGGTATAGGAACTACTCCATTAGGATTAGTAGAAGGGACTAGTGTTATAGTTATGTTTAGGGATGACGAAAAGCAGTTCCCTATTATTTTGGGATCAATTGCTGGTATCCCTCAAAGTACTTCGTCAGATATAAGTTCAGATGATTCAACTATACGAATTAAAATTGATGGCGAATTAAAACAAGTAAATGAACAAACAAATGTTCTTTTAGATGGTTCAGGTAATCCCGTCGTTGATAGTTCAGGAGCTCCAGTTACTACATCTCAAGAATCAGTAACTTTAGAAAATGCTAATAAACTTAAGAGAGCTGTAGAGTATACTCCAAGTGCCAATTGTGTTGCTCTTATAAAACGATTTGAAGGATTACGTCTTCAGGCATATCAAGATTCCGTTGGTATATGGACAATCGGTTATGGAACTACAAGAATCAATGGATCTCCAGTACAACCTGGGATGATTATTACAGAAGTGCAAGCAGAAAAGTATTTATCAGAAGACTTAAAAGAATTTGTTCCATTAGTTCAGCGTAACACTAGAGCTCTTATTACACAATCTATGTTCGATGCGTTGTGTTCTTTCACTTATAATCTAGGAGGAGGAAATTTATCTAAATCGACTCTACTTAAAGATTTGAATTCTAGTAAGTATCTCGACGCTGCTACCGGATTTATGTTGTGGACTAAGGCTGGAGGAAAAGAATTATTAGGTCTTGTTAGAAGAAGATCTGCTGAAAAAGATTTATTTCTTGCTGAAGGAATACCAAACGAGTCGGGAGAATTACCACCTCAGGAGTTACAGTCTGGTGTAACACAAGCAGAATCTTCTGTTACGAATAATGTTAGATCTCCTACAGCTAATTTAAATTCGCAGGCCACTCAATCAGTATCTAGTGTTTTGGGATTTAGAGACCCCAACATGAAATATCCTCTCTATTATGATGAACCTGATACAAACAGATTAGCCCGTCATGAAGAAATTAACAAAACTGTAGTTTATAAAAAAGAAGCAGCTCAATTAAAGGGTATTGAAGTCGCAGATGGGAGTACTTGGGATCAATCTCCTATTCCATATAATACTCAATATCCCTTTAACCATGTAATGCAAACTGAGTCAGGACATATTCTTGAATTCGATGATACACCAAATAGCGAAAGAATCCACTTATATCATAAATCAGGTACATTTACTGAAATAGATGCCAATGGAACACAAGTCAACCGTATTATTGGTGATGGATACGAAATCTTAGAAAGAAATGGATACGTACAAGTAAATGGTTCTTTAAATGTTACGATTGATGGTGCGCACAACGTTCTAGTTAAAAATGCTTTGAACTTAAATGTGAATGGCTTAACGACAGTCAATATTTTCAACGACACAGTAATGAATGTAAGTGGAGATATGTCGTTGAGTGTGGGAGGAGCATTTACACTTAAAGCCAATTCCATTGTAATGGAAAGTGATACTTCTATAAATGCTCTTGCTGCTGGTGGTGCATTTAATATTGAAGCATCTGGTGAAGCTAGTGTTAAAGCTGGAGGTAACGCTAAGCTGGATGGAAGTCAAGTGCACTTAGGAATGGGCGCGAACTCTGCTGAGAGTTCAGGTCTAGAAACGCCACCAGCATCTAAAGAACCTGAGATGCCAGAATTTGGAAGCTTAACTGTTGTAACACGAGGAGCTTCTGCGGGTGGTCAGTACGAAACACCTGAAGAAGGAGATCCAAGTGCGCATATTCAAAAGCAAATTAATAGTGGTGCTATAAAGAAAGAAGAAATGGATAGTGGTACCCAACAGGATTCACAAGAATTAGAACCACCAGTAGTTTCTCCAGAAGAGAAGAGTTGCGATGCTATCTTTATGAAGGCGACATTTGAACCTTCCTTTATCTTATCTAAGAACTTTACTCTTGGTGTTCTTACTAAGAACGGAAGTCGACCAGTAATCGCACAACAGGGTCTGAGTGTTCAAGAAATTGTGTGTAATTTAAAGGGATTGTCGGAAAACTGTCTAGAACCCATTAAAAACTTGTATCCTAATATGGTGATTACTTCTGGGTTCAGACGTCCTCAAGATGTAGCCAACTCTTCAAAAACTTCAGATCACTATCTTGGTTGTGCAGCTGATATCGTAATTCCTAACTTTGGTCGTCAGGGTCACTACGAAGCCATTCAGAAGATTCAACAATTAGTACCGTATGATCAGTTGCTATTAGAGTATCAAGGTGCAAGTACTGTTTGGATACATGTATCGTTTAAATACAACGGATCGAAAAAACAAATCTTTACTATGCGTGATCATAAGAGAATCGGTGACTTTGGACAATTTGTATTGGTTGCATAATGTCTGAAGAATTAGTGCCAGCACCAGTAGTAACTTCAAGCACTACAATACCAGTGACTGAAGATCCTGTCGAGCCTTCAGGAAATGTTTTTGTTTCAGCTTATGATAATAATGGAGTTTTTATTGGGAACATACAATATAAAATACAAACTGGCGGTCCAGGATCGTATGGTCCTGCGTTGATAATAGAGTTGGTTTCTTATGACTCACCTGTTAACGGATTTACTGCACTAGAGTTTGATGATTATACGATAAGAATAAGTGGTACTGCGTTAAATATGATTCCAGGAGGATTTTATAAGTTTTTGTTGCCTGATAAAACTGTCAAAACATTGCCTGCGGATACACAAGAAGATTTTGATACGATTATTGAATGGTCGCCTCCTCCTATAAAAGTCATTGAAGTGACACATACACTACAAATAAGAGTCATAGATCCAGTTAATTTAATAGATGCTATAATGCCACTGAATATTACTCAAGAAATATATTGGAAGTATGAATTTGGATTACAAAGTTTTAGAGATTTATTACAGAAGGGTAGACTATAATGCCACCAGTAGCTCGATCAAACTCCACTGATAAGGTTTTTTCTCCACATGGTACTGGTAAACAATGCCGCGTTCCAACAACCCAAAGCACTGATCAGGGTGTGAGTAAAGTTTATGTTGAAAACATTTTAGCAATACATATAGGAAATACTATGATCACACACCCTGCTCCAGGATGTGTCCCTCATGCTCCTGCTTTATCAACTGGCTCAAGTAAAGTTTTTTGTGAAAATCAACCTCTTGCCAGAATTGGTGATAATTATGCAGAACACCCAATAATTTCAGGATCGTCTAAAGTTTTTTCCGGATAAGATAAATAAACATATGGCTAAAAATACTCGCACATTTTCAGATATAGACATGGCATTTCTTGCAAACCCCGTGTCTAAAGACATTTACAAGAAATATGACGAAAATGCTATTAAGCAATCTATAAAAAATTTAATTATGACTAAAAACTTCGAAAGACCATTTCGAAGTGACATAGGATCTCAAATATCTTCTTTATTATTTGAACCAATAACTCCAGTGCTTAGAGCTACAATAAAGAAGACTATAACAAACACTATTATATCATACGAACCTAGGGTAAATTTATTAAACGTAGAGGTCCTATTGAGTCCGGACAATAATGGAGTTTATGTTACTATAGTTTTTAGTATCGTAAATACGAGTACACCGATAAGTGTTGACTTATTCTTAGAAAGAACTCGATAATGGCTAACAATAAAATAAACATTTCAGATTTAGATTTTGATCTAATCAAGACTAATTTAAAAGAGTTTTTGAAGACTCAAGATCAATTCACTGACTATGATTTTGAGGGTTCAGGTCTAAATGTTCTTTTAGACGTATTAGCGTATAATACGCACTACAATGCGATGTATACGAATTTAGCTATAAACGAAATGTTCTTGGATTCAGCGAGTAAGCGTGACAGCGTTATTTCAATTGCGAATAACTATGGGTACTTGCCGATATCGGCAACTGCATCCAAAGCAAATATTTCTATGACAATGCCGATCGGAAGTAATACGAGTTCTACGTTATCTATTCCAAAATTTAGTCCTTTTATTTCAAATGTTTCAGGTGTAGAATATATTTTTTATACTCTCTCAGAACACATAGGATTAAGAAATGAATCATTGCTACGTTATGAATTTGATTCTATTGATGTATACGAAGGTAAACCAGTAGTTGAAAAGTTTAATTATTTGACTAATACAAAAATTATCTTACAGAATTTAAACATCGATGTTAAAACAATAAAGCTAAGTGTAAACAATCCAACCTCAATCAATACAACATCTTACAAACACGTTGAGAACGTTTTAAATTTAAATGCTTCTAGTGAAGTATTTTTTATTAAAGAAATCGAAGGACAAAAATACGAAATATATTTTGGAAAAAATAACCTTGGAAAAGAACCAGAATTAGGTTCAATTATTACTGTCGAATACATAGTAACAAATGGCTCTGCTGCTAATGGAGTAAAATTGTTTACGTATTCTGGTCAAAATAGTGGAGCACTTCCAACTATTACAGTTAATAAAATTTCTTCTGGTGGTAGGGAAATAGAAACAGTCGATGAAATTAAATATAACGTTTCTCACAAATATAAAATTCAAGATAGAGCTGTTACAATTGGCGATTATATAGATATCATAAAAACTAATTATGCAGACATCGACACAATTTCATGCTGGGGAGGGGATACTATGTCACCTCCCGTATATGGAAAAGTTTATATATGTATAAAACCAAAATCAAGTTTATTCTTGACACTATCTGATAAAAACACTATTATTGAAGATATTATTAAACCTAAGTCCATATTAGGTGTTTCACCTGTCATGGTCGATCCAATTTATAATACCGTTCAATTAGAAACTACTGTTTATTATAATCCAAATTTAACAAATCGATCTTCAACACAAATTGAACAAGCAGTTAGACAAAGTATTGTTGATTATAACGAAACTGAATTACAAAAATTTGATGGAATATTGCGTTATTCTAGATTAGTTAGAACTATAGACGATGCTGATAAAGCTATCATAAATAATATTACCACAGTTAAATTACGTAGAATTGTAGATGTAATTTTTAATTTATCAGTTGCTTATCGAGTGCAGTTGAACAACTCAATATATCAACCCGGAGTACCAGAAGAAGCTGTTTTGACTAATGGATTCTATGTGGGCAGCACAGACACTATTTACTATATAGATGATGACGGAATTGGGAATCTTAGATTATTTTATTATAATCCTGATACGTTTGTTAAGGTTTTTGTAAATACCTCTATTGGTACTGTCAATTATGAAACCGGTGAATTGTATATAAGTTCTCTCTTTATTTCAGGTATTGTTGAGTCTGATTTAGAATTCATTATTAAAACTAAATCTAATGATATAGTTTCTAAATTTAATCAAATAGTTAACATTGATGCAAATTTGTTAAAAATAAACGTAATTCAAGAAATGTCGAGTACAGACCACAAAGGTTCATCGAGTAGATAACGATGCAAAAAACTCCTATCTCAATAGCCCTAGAGAGACAGATCCCTGAATACATCAGGGGCGAGTATGAGCTATTTGTTAATTTCATAAAAGCATACTACGAGTTTTTAGATCAAACACAGCAAAGAAATCTTGAAGACATACGTTCTATTGATAAGACTTTAGATGAATTTATAATTAGATTTAAGAAAGAGTTATCTGTACTTTTCCCTACAAATTCTCTCGAAAATGAAAGATTTATTATTGAGAGAATACGCCAATTTTATCAATCAAGAGGATCTAAAGAATCTTTCCAATTTTTATTTAGAATATTGTTCAATAAAGATTCTGATATTTTTTATCCATCGACACAAATTTTAAGGGCGTCTGATGGTAAGTGGATTCAAGAAAAATCTGTTTTTGTCGAGATTTCTGAAGGAAATCTATTTAATCTTTCAGGCAAAAATATTTACATTGAAACAAATAAAAAGAAGATATATGTATATTGTCCACGAGTAGTTGCGTATTCACAAACTATATATGAAGTTTTTATTGATCGCGCATATGTCCAGGATATTAGTATAGGTGATAAGGTATCTTCAGAAGATGGATTGAACTACGGCAATATTTTGCCATGTCCTAATAGATACACAGTAGTTAAAAAAGGTTCTGGATTTGAAATAGGTAAACTATATCATTTAAAAACTGAAAAAGGTGATGGGTCTCTCATAAAAATTACCAAAATTGGAACTGGAGGATCAATTGAAAAAGTTCAATTGATTAGTTTAGGATTAGATTATGACTCAACATTTTATGCAACACTAAGTAATAAAACTGCAACTGCTATTCCTTATTATCATCCGATTACACAACTTATAGCGGGAGAAAATAGTCCAAATACGAGTTATGGACCTAATTCAAATCCATATCCGGATACTACGAGTGGAACATTGGATTTAGGCTATATCAATATTCAAGATTATTTCTTTTATGACAACTTTTATATTCCCACTGGTGTAGTTGGTGGCCTTCCTGCACAATACGATAAATTCTATTCTACTGCAACGTATGCCGGTAAAATCATAGGCACATTTTATACAAATTCATTTAATGAAAATGTGATCGATGATACTGCAGCTGAAATAAAAGTTGAATTAGGCCCAGTCGCAGTGTATCCCGGATATTATTCTTCTTCTGACGGGTTTATCTCTGACGAATCATATATTCAAGATGGAAAGTACTATCAATTATTTTCTTATGTTGTGAAAGTAGAACAGCAGATAGATTCATATTATGATATAGTAAAATCTCTTTTACATCCTGCTGGTATGGAATTGTTCGCAGAATACACCATTAAAAATAATTATGTAGTTTCAGCAACTCCTTTATTAGCTTTTATCAGAAGACAATTTTTTGAGCAAGTCTTTTCATCTGATGATGACGCAAATAACGCAATTAGTAAGATTATACTCCCAAGTACAGTTAGTGCTATTCATAATTTTTTAGAAGATGTTAAAAATATATCATTGTCAATTAGAAAGTATAATTCTGACTGGTCGTGGGACAATGTTTCTATACCGCAGAGTGGTTATGTAGACGAAACAGATCAGAATCGATGGTCTACTGCAGATACTGGAACTAATAATTATTATGATATGAATAAAGGATCTAGAGAAGATCCAACAGAGAATGCTTTAGTAGAAACTAATGATGATTTCATACCTGGATCAGCACCATATGAATACAACAAGAGTACATTCGTTTCTGTTCGAAAATATGATGCTAATCAACTAGACACAGGCGAAACAGATCAATTAAGATGGTCTTTAGTTCTTTCAGACGACACGTTTATTCCTGGAGCTTTTCCGTATCAAGATAGAAATAGAACAATTTTATCGATACAAAGATATGACTCAACTGGTGCTATAACAAGTGAAACTGATACGCGCCGATGGTCATTGGCAATACCAAACGACACATTCATTCCTGGAGCTTTTCCGTACCAGAATGAGAAGAGTGTAGCCCTATCAGTACGTAAATACGATGTTAATCAAGTAGACACAGGTGAAACAGATCAATTGAGATGGTCTATTGTCGATGTAGATTCTTCTACTTATCATCCAAAACATTTTGCATTTCAGTCGATAGATGGTGGTAGTTTTTATAAGACTGTTGGAGTTAATGAGGAAAATAATAGATCTACTACTATTTCTATCAGAAAATATGATTCAAGCAAAGTAGACACAGGTGAAACTGACACTAGAAGATGGTCTATCGTCGATGTAGATTCTTCTGTCTATCATCCAAAACATTTTGATATCCAATCAACAGAAGGTGGTACCTTTTATAAGACTGTTAACGTAGATTCTTCTGTCTATCATCCAAAACATTTTGCATTTCAGTCGATAGATGGTGGCACTTTTTATTCAACTACTAGTGTCGCATCCGATTTTACGGGTGAACAAGATACAAAACGCACAACTCTTTCTATTAGAAAATATGATTCTAATCAAGTAGATACTGGTGAAACTGATACACGCAGATGGTCTTTATCGAGTGCAGTTGGAGGAGGTTGGAATTGGAATGGAGTTACTTATGATTTAATAACTCCAGAAATTGATAAGACTACAAACTATGTAAGAAGATATATGGACCCTTCTGTTGTTACATCTGGAACAACTAATGGAGATGGTGATTATGTAATATCTGCAGACTTTGAGCAAGGATCATCAATTAAGACTACATTGTCTATTAGAAAATATGATTCTAATCAAGTAGATACTGGCGAAACTGACACTAGAAGATGGTCTTTATCGAGTGCAGTTGGAGGAGGTTGGAATTGGAATGGAGTTACTTATGTCTTGATAAATCCAGAAATACTTATTTCTGCGCTTATTTACAGGTCTCCAAATATCGAATTAACTGGAACTGTTACTGCTGGAAGTAATATACTGAATATAACGTCTGGTGCTGGTATTACTACTAATAGTACTACTAACGGTCTTTTCTCTGGAATACCTTTGGTAAAGGTATCAGGTGCTGGAGCGTTTGGCGCAGAATGCAGAATTGAATCGATTGAATCATCAACTCAAATAAGAATGAGTGTTAATGCTACTTCTAGTGGAAGTATTGTATTTACGTATAGTGGAGGATATCCAGAATTTGCACAAATTCTTTCTTCTCCTTTAGATTCTTTCCCAGATGGATCTAATGTACAGCTGTCTAAATTTTCATTCTCAGGAGGAACTTGGGCTGATAATTTATCACTTGGTGATTTATATAATCAAACAAATACATACAGTAGATCTTTCGCAGAACCAATAAATAGTATTAGTTCAGGAACGCTGTATAAAAACGTATACAGTCAAAATACTTCGGATAATTCAACTATATTTTCATATGAGGCTGAAACTTATTCGGAGCGTATCATTACATCGTTAAATTAATTTAAAGGGTAAAAACCATGATTTTAATTCCAAAATACTCAAACATAATCGAAATTGGCGGAACTATCGCTATCGCTCACTATAACAGCGACGGAGAGTTGATAGATGATCGCTTTTATTCGAATATCGTTGTTACAGTAGGTAAAAACTATATTGCTCAGCGTATGGTCGATCTAGGACCAGGCGCTACTGGAACTCTACCTACAAAAATGACTCATATGGCGGTAGGTGGCCATGGAACTCCTGGTACCACTGTTGCTAAAACATCTCCAACAGTTTCTGTTACACAATTGAGTACTTCATCTGGCGGTGTTACTATTGGTGAAAGAGCTAGAGTTGGTCTTATTAATCCTACCAATGATGGCACATCAAACTCAAATAACTCAGTTGTTACATATCAAGCTAATTTCGGTGCCGGCATTGGTACGGGTGCTTTAGTTGAAGCTGGAATTTTTAATAGTGGAACTGCAGCATCGGGAACCATGCTATGTATTACTTCTTTTGATGTAGTCAATAAAGCTGCTCAAGACTCGATCGCTATTACTTGGACTGTAACAATTCAGTAATTAAATATGGCAACTTCGCTACTCAAATTTTCTCTAAAAACAAACTTAGTTAAGTCTGTTATTTCAGAGATCATATCAAATATAAGCAGATATTATTATGTCTACTGTCATCCTGGACAGTGGCAGAATGAATCTATAGTCGAAGAAGTTTCGGATTCATTTTCATATGAAAATGAAACTAGAAATGAAGCATTGATTTATAAGCAGATAGATTCTAATGACATCTGTGCTGTAGTTCCTAGATACGATTATGTGTCTGGACGAACATTTGATATGTATGACGTATATACGAGTAGTAGACCTGCACACTCGGGAGCAACAGCTCTCGAGAATGCAGAGTTTTATTGTTTAACAGACGATTTTAACGTATATAAGTGTCTTTTTAATAACAACAATAAACCTTCTTCAATAAGACCAACTGGCACTTCAGTTAATCCAATACGATTAGATGATGGTTATATATGGAAATACATGTATACTGTTCCGTTATCTGTTCGAAATAAGTTTTTAACTTCTACACAAATGCCTGTTGTAAATTCTCTTTCAAATCAATTTTATTCTAATGGTTCTATTGTTTCTTATACTATTGAAAATCCTGGCAAAAAATATCCAAGAACTTCTTATAAAATTACAGGATTTAAAATTGTAGATGGGGGTGCAAACTATACTGTACAACCAACTATAACTATTTCTAATCCTGATATACCAGGAGGGGTTGCAGCTACTGTAGCTGCTATTAATATTACAAATGGCACTATAACATCTATAACAATGAATAATCAAGGATCTGGTTATTCGTATCCTCCTCTAATTACAGTTTCTGGAGGAGGAACATCTTCGGGATTGCGTCAAGCTGTTTTAGAGCCAATTGTTGAAAGATTGGGAAATGTATTCACCAGATTAGATATAACAGGTGACGGCAATCTTGAAGAAAATCCTTATGTTGTAGAATCAATACAATCGGTCACTAAAGGAACCGGTTATCAATCGGTGACATTTTTATTTAAAGATCCAGACTTAAATAATGGAGTAAAAGCGGTTGCCACTGGAATTATTCAAGATCAAACAGCAGGAACCATTTCTTCTTATGCTGCAGACACAGTAAGTAATATAAACGGAACTAGATTAAATGGTACGTATACTTCTGCTGTTGCAGTAAACGATTTCGTTAAAATTGGAAGTGCATCAGAAATATACAAAGTGTTAGCACTATATGGAACAAATGGCCAAGGTATACCAACTGCTATTACAATAGATAGTGTTGTTACTCCTGCAGTCAATACTGCAGTTAAACTGGCAGGTCAAGTGACAGGCGCTACAATAACAGAAGAAGGATATGGATATTCAAAACCATTCTTTTCTTCGTTTCAAAATTCTGCAGCTTCAAATATAGTTCTTATAGAATTTCAAAGTATTGGTGGGACTACACCATCTAACGCAAACGTGATTGCTTCTGGTTTTACATTTAATGTTGTAACTAAGAAAAACGAAGCTGAATTGTCTCCAATAATAAATGCAAATGGAGAAATTGAAGCTATTCAAATTACAAAACCAGGTATAGGCTACACTTATGCTCTAGTAGATGTTGTAACTTCGTTAGATCCAGAGACTGATCCGAATTTTGTAGAAGCTTCAATATTATTGAATTTTGGAATAGGTGATATAGAATCTAAACAATCTACAGTTGAACTAACTGCTGTAGAAGGAGCGATACACGTTATAGCAGTAGATAGTCCTGGATTCGGATATACGACCCCTCCAACTGTTACTGTGACTGGTGATGGTGTAGGTTGCACAGCTACCGCAATCTTATCATCAATAGGATCGATAGATAGAATAATTGTTAATAATATTGGCTCAGGATATACTAAAGCCACTGTAACAATTACAGGAAGTTCTGCTTCAGCTGCAACAGCTAGAGCAGTGATATCTCCTAAAGGAGGACATGGAAAAGACGCAATAGGTGAGTTATTTTCAAAAACTATCGTCTTTCATGGAAACCTTTCTAAAGAAAAAAATCAAGGCTTTATTTCTACTAACGATTATAGACAAGTTTGTATTGTTAAAAATCCTAAGATATTTCAGCAACAGACCAATTTACGATTAGCTTTGGCTTCTACTTGTTTCGTGGCTATAGGATCAAAAGGACAAGCAGGTTTTAGTTTATTTGCATTAGATGATGAATTGACTTGGACGGATAATAGTGTTACTCCTTCTAAAACATACAAATTTAGAATTATTGAAAAAAATACAGATTACTCTTCAACTGAATCTGCACTTTTGTTATCGTATCTTGATAATAGAATACCAAATGCAGGTGCTTCGTTTAGTAAAACTGGTGCGTCTTTCAGCACGACATCTTTAATATATCCAGACGTGAATAAATTTACAGGTGATTTACTAATTATAGATAACAGATTGAAGTTTTCTCCATCTGAACAACAAATAGTTGTAGTAACAAATTCAATCACGTTTTAATGCAAATAAATATATTAAGATTAGTTTCTAATGTATTAATTCATAAGAGAAAAGTATATGGCACTAAATTTAAATATTGAACCGTTTTTTGACGACTATTCTAAAAACAAAAAGTTTTATAGAATTTTGTTCCGTCCAGGTTACGCTGTTCAAGCTCGAGAATTAACACAGCTACAGACAATTTTACAAGAACAAATTAAGCGTCATGGCGACCATATGTTTAAGAATGGCGCGATGATAATTCCTGGTCAAATCTCTTATGATTCTAAGACATCTTATGTAAAAGTTGACGCAAATACAGTAAGCACATCAGCGATTACTACTAGCACTTCTTCAATTCTTCCAGATGTAAATGGCAAAATATATGTTGGTCAAACATCAGGAGTTCAAGCTATTATTCTAACTTCTACTAAAGCAGAAGTTGTTAATAATACTAATGAACCTAATACATTATTTGTTAAGTATATACGAGGCGGTAGCACATTCAATACATTTCAACCCGGAGAAATTATAACGCCACTTGATCAGTTATCTGGTTTAGATTTAAGAGTTTTAACACTAGCACAATCTTCATCTCCAATAGGTTATGGTACTACTGCCTCTATACAAGAGGGAATTTATTATATAAAAGATAATTTTGTTTTTGTAGAATCACAAACTATTGTCGTTACAAAGTATAGCAATTCCCCAAGTGCACGAATTGGACTCCAAGTTAACGAAAGTGTAGTTTATCCTGAAGACGACGAAAGTTTATTAGATAACGCGTTAGGCTCTCCAAATTATGCCGCTCCGGGCGCTGCGCGTTACACTATAGAATTAAAACTTATTAGTAAGAGTTATGATTCAACAGTAGACAGTGATGAATTTATCACTTTACTTACTCTTAAAGATGGTGTTGTACAATTCTTAGTAGATAAGACACAATATGCTGAGATAGAAAAAACTCTCGCAAGAAGAACATTTGATGAATCAGGTGATTACACAGTAAGAGACTTCCCTATCGAATTGCGTGAATATCGTAATAATGATAGAGGCACTTGGGCTACTTCAAAGTATTACCTTAAAGGCGATATCGTAACAAATTCGAATAAAAAATATAAATCTAAACAATCTCATACTTCGTCATCATCAGCATTTGCTGATGATTCTGCAAAGTGGCTAGAAGATACAAGTCCTTCATATAACTATGGTCTGTATGAAGGACCTACTGCTCTTGTTAGTGGATCAGTAGAAGCAGCAGATGTTGAAGCGCTTTCAAATAAAATTTCACTAGCAGTTGAACCAGGTAAGGCATATGTTCGTGGATACGAAATAGAAAAAATAGTCACTCAATACTTGACAATTGATAAAGCGCGAACAGCTTCGAGTTATGAATTAAAAAGTATCGATTCTAGTCCTGGTAACTATATCATTATTAAAAATACAAATTATCTCCCGGACATTAATACGGACGTCACGTTCTATGATAGATATGGTCCTGCAGGCGAAGTACCTTCAGTACAGGCAATAGTCACAGCAACTATTGCAAATGGAGCAGTTACAGGATTTACTATTACAAACGCTGGTGCTGGATACACGTCAGCTCCTACAGTAACTCTGTCAGCTCCTCCATCAGGTGGAACTCAAGCGACAGCTACAGCAACTATTAGTGCAGGTTCAATAACATCTTTAACTATTACAAACGCTGGTGCTGGATACACGTCAGCTCCTACAGTAACTCTGTCAGCTCCTCCATCTGCAGTACCTGTTGCAACTGCACGTATCAAACAAATACAATTACACTCATCTGATACGAGTGGAAATCCCGTAAGTTACAAAGTATTTTTATTTAGACTTACCGTCTTTTCTGGCAAAGATTTTGCCAGAGATGCGAAATATTTGTATTCAAATACTAATAGCACTGTAGATGATCCAAAGGTTAAGTTTAGTGCGAGAATAGTTCCAACTCTAATTCAGTTAACTGGATCTCTTGCGGCTTCAAGTATAGCTACAATAACAGGTGTTAATACAACCTTTACGCAAGATTTAAAAGTTGGAGACTATGTTTCTATAAATTCTGCTGATTATAGAGTAACTGTTATAACTAGTAACACTTCTATTACTGTCGATGGTACACCAAATATTAGTGCAGGTACTTTTATTTACAGAGTAGCTGCTAGTATTAACAGTCCAAATAAATTAAAATCGTATTTTGAATTTCCTGCTTATGCTGTAAAAAGCACTAAAAATGCACAGTATTCTTTCTATAAAGAATTTAAAACAGGTAATGTTAATGTGTATACTACATCAGCTGAAACCGATTACGTATTTGGAACACAAACAGATAATAGAAATTACATAGTTGTAGATGAAGATACTGGTAATCATCTTACTCTAATTTCTTCTGGAAATCCTACTGCAACTCAGTACAAAATTACAAATGATAATACTACAGCTGTAACTTTTACGTTTGGCACAACATCTGTGTTTAAAATACTTGCGTGTTTACGCCGAGAAAATACAGAAGCAATGCTTAAACGAACTAAGAGTCTTAAAAATAACACAGAGACTAATAAAAGTTTAACAAATGGTTCTCTTACACTAGAAAAAGCAGATGCATTTGAACTGATCTCTGTTACTACTGGAACTTTGACAAATGACAACTGGGTTGTTAGTGCTGACGTAACTTCTAAATTTAAACTTGATAATGGTGCTAGAAGTTCGCATTATGAACTAGCTTCAATATCGCTTCTTCCAAATCAAAGTGTAAGTGGAAATATACAAGTTACATATAGTTATTTTGATCAAGGCGCGACTGGCGATTTCTATGTTGTTGATTCGTATTTAGATATAACTTATGAAGAACTTCCTTCAGATAGAGCTAATGTTATTGATTTTCGCCCAGTTATCAATTCATCGGGCGAGTTTTCTTCTATAAGAATTCCAAAATACGGTGAAGAAACTGATATATACTACGATTATTATTTACCTAGAATTGATAAACTTTCACTTACATCTAACGGGGAATATGTTTTAACTAAAGGTATACCTGATGTAAATGCAAAAATACCTTCTTCTCCTAGCGATTCAATGGATTTATATACGTTTAGTATAGAACCTTATACATTCAGTGGAAATTCTTCAAGCGTAATTCCTAATAAGATTGAAAACAAGCGCTACACAATGCGCGACATTGGAAAACTTGAAAATCGCATTAATAATCTCGAATATTATACTACGTTATCCCTCTTAGAGCAAAATACTGTTAACTACAAATCCTACGATAATTATGGATTTGAGAGACCTCAAAACGGATTTATAGTAGATGATTTTACTGGTCAGGGTATTGGAAACGTTTCATCAGCAGACTGGATTGCTTCTATAGATAGTAGAGCAGGTGAACTTAGACCATTTTTTAAAAGCACAAACATTTCGCTCTTAGAATCAACAACTAATTTTAATAGAACTGCGTTGAATTACGAAGTCAATGGTGATCTAGCAACTCTTCCAATAATAAATAAAATTCCTTTAGTATCTCAGCTTCGTGCTTCACACAATGAATCTGTTAATCCTTTCAACATATTTGTATTCAATGGTAGCTTAGAAATAATTCCGTGGAATGACGATTGGATAGAAGTTAATCGCCGTCCTGATATCATTATTAATGATACTAAACAGTACGACGCTGTAGTGGCAAAAGCGGAAGCTGACGGTGTTCTTGGAACAGTTTATAAATCTTGGTCTATAAACTGGGGTGGTGAAACCGTAATCTCTAGAGAAACTCAAAGCGCAGATCGTCGATTTGGTGACGGTGGATCTGCTCTTGACGCAGAGTTTGGAATTGGACCTGAAGCAGATGGTTGGGCATTTAGACAGGTATCAGTTGAAACTGTTGCGCGAACAGGAGTTAAAACTTATACTGGTGGAATTAATACATTCATTAAATCATCATCTACAGATAAAGTTATTAATGATAAACTAGTTAGCACTGAATTAATCCCTTACATGCGTAAACGCAAAATTTTATTTAGAGGCGAAAGTCTAAAGCCTAATACTAAAATGTATGCGTTTTTTGATGATATTAATGTAAATAGTCATATAACACCATCTAAAAAAATGGCGTTTACACCTTATCCAGCTACGAGTGCAGTTCCAAAATTTCAAATCGATATTAATGTTGGTTCTAATGTTAATAATGCTAAACGTAAAACTTCTGATGGTGATGTTTCGACTGCTTATCTCTATGGAGAAGTTCTAACAGAATATAGAGTTGATACATCTCTACAAGCAAATAATCCTAATGCTATAACAGAAACTGGTGCATCTTGTGTTGTCGTTGGTCAAGAGACTGTGAATGGTGTTTACTATGTTTATATTGATAATTTAAAAGGACCAGCATTTTCGCAAAATACTACGCAATATACATATTATTTACAAGCAGAATTTGATCCGTCTAGAAAAATACAAATGACTGCTAGTGGAGTAGTTACTCCTTCTCAGTTGACTACGACAGACACCGGACAATTATTTGGAACATTCGATATTCCTGACTCAACACAGATGAGGTTTAGAACAGGAATCCGTAATTTTCGTTTTACAGATGATTCTGCAAACATCCGTTCAAATTCATCGACATCAGCTGAGGCAACGTACACAGCAAAAGGTATTTTAGAAATTCGTGAAAGAACTATTCTTTCAACTAAAACAGCTGAGGTTGTTACTGAAAGAGTTCCAGATAAAACTGAAGCTATAGTACAAACAGCACGTCGAGTTGTTTCTGATACTGGTTGGTATGATCCTTTAGCTCAGACGTTCTTAGTTGATTTAGAAGGTGGTGCTTTTATAACTGATGTGGATCTTTTCTTCTCAGCTAAAGACACCAATGTTCCTGTAAAAATTCATATTAGAAACGTTGTAAATGGTTATCCTGGACCTTCTATTGTT